ATATTCAGGCCAATCAAACCCGTATTTCTTTTGCATATAATTTGTATAGATGTTAGACGTTAGTCTACTTGGATAGTTTGAAATTTTAATCTTCATCGTAACTTACTACCTTTATGTTTCCTTCCTTTCCTTGAACAGTGAATGCTTCTGCATATTCAAATGCTGTTTCTACATCGTCGAATAGAATAGGCTTTAACACCCAATCACACTTACCAGTATCTTCAGTTACAAAGATCCAATCGTCTTTACCATCGAGGCATATCATAATAGCAAACATTATTCAGCCCACCTTATCTTCTTTCCATAGTGTGTTTCAAACTGTTTAATTAGCGTATCATAGGGCACAAGTTCTTCTGTTGTCAAGTCCCAAAGATAATCTCCTAGTGCATTCCAATCTTCCGTGTGCATGGGTGCAACACTGTATTCGTCCCAGCCGTCATATCCTTGTTTAGTGTCATCACGAATGTCAATGCGTCCAGCGGAGTAGTTAATTTTCGTTGATACACCGTCTGCTTCCAACAGTCCACGCTCTTCATACCAGTGAAGATTAATTGGACCCATCCAATTAGTGCTGTAGGTGATCATTTAAAATACTCCGGATCCCATTCTCCAAACACCGTTGGTGCCTGTTGGCTTGCCAGTTCCATGTAATACTTGCCTGGATAATGTCGCAAACAACGATATGCTTGTTTTCTAATTTCTTTAGGCACACGAGGTGTTACCTTGGGATCCATTAGATCCTTTAGAAACTGTTCAGTGTGTAATACTGCGTTTTTACGTTCAACTGGTAATGTCATCGTGAAATCTCCATGCATCGCAAACCGGGCATCCCGGTGAATATTCCGAACATCTCGGACCAAACAACCTACGAGTATAAATCCAACTAATGATTCTGTCAAGCATCAGAAGTCATCCTTTAGGACACGTTGCTTTCGTGATAAGCCTGAAATGATCTGATACTGCTCCCATGCCTTCTGTGCGGCAGGACTGCGCTCATTTGAAGGAACAGAGCAATCCAACCAATGGTAGTTCATTCTGGGAGGATGGCTGCCAAACTTTCGCGGTTGGTGCAGTTTGCCGTTGTCGTATAATTGGATGGCAACATTGCGATAGATTTCTTCAACGTTAACTACGCCAGTGTCATCTTCTGCTGTTGACCATTCTGCATTGCTCCAGCCACCATAACGATAGCCTTCCCAAATCTGTTCCCATTCATCATCAATGTGTGGATTGAAATCCGTGCGGGCAATAATTACTAGAATGTCTTCATAATCCACACGACCTTCAACGAGGTCACGAAGGCACCTACTGAATGACAAACCTACTTTCATATAGCCTCCTTAGACTAATTCTTCTGCTAGTGGGAAAATTTCCGCTATTACTTTTGCACAGGCGTGTGCAATTTCCATATGTTCTTTTTGTGTTCCGTTTGCGCCACGCAGTTCAATGTAGTGTATCCACGAACGCAGTGTTCCGTTCATGTATAGTCTTGTTTTTGTAAGTCCTTCTGGTAATACAGCACGAGCCTGTTCCTTGGCAATGCCATTTTCAATTGCCCATTCGTATGCTTCTTGCGCGATATTAATAACACGCTGTTGCTGTTGTTCCCAATGTGTCTGTAATTGAACATCTTCAGTTTCGATAGAATTTTGACGATTCTTTTCATCCTGTAATCTTGCTTCTCGTTTTGTAAATTGATCACCGAACTCTGCCGGATCAGCGTAACGCTGACTGAACTCTTGGAAACTAAACGAACGATGTCGCACAATTTGATGTGCTATATCACGTGTGGTATCAATTTCTAAACAAGCACTTACCATTTCAAGTGGCGACCAGTGTGCGTGTTTGATCAGATACTTGATCAGTTTTTCTGATGTTTCCTTGTTCATTTGATTAGAAGGGTTGCTTACCCTTGCACAGTAAGCAATTAATTCTTGGCAGTTATTTAGATCCATCTCCTTCGGAGCCTGTGAATGAGAAATTAATTTTACATTAGTCATCGTCTTTTATTCCTTTTAATAGTCTAACTCTATGCTGTAACCAATCAATTGCTGTGTAAATGTGTCCAGTATCATGTGGTTGTATTTGGCTTTTCGCATATTTGATTTCGTCTTCCAGAACACCAATTCTCATGATGTCTCGGAATAATTTGTTTTTGTCCTTAGAAGTTTGGTCCCTTTTTCTCGTCCTCGTCATCTAATTCGCATAACCTTTCCAAATGCTTGTAATGTTCGTATGCTTTTTGTAGTGCTTCAAATTTTTCTAGTTTCTTGGGATCCGGTTGTAGGATCGCCATACGCTTTTCCATTGTGTCCATGAATGTCTTTAGGCTTCTATTACCAATCTTGATGTCTGCATCTTCTGGAACAGTAATGTTGCTATCGTATTCCCATTCCATATCAGTTCCCGTATTGAGTGAACCAGTGTTTATCGTGAACGTTCCTGAATTGATATCGGATACATAATCATCACTCATGCTACCATCATGACCATTTAGGGTTATGGTGCTGGTAGTTGTGGAACCAGCACCATAGGTAGTATAACTTGGATCAAGCGTTATCGTAGTTGGCTTGTCATCATCCATTCATCTTGGCCTCTTTGCGAGAGTTTTTAGTATCAGTAATTTCTTTACGTCTTTCCTTGATCGCTTTGGCCATTTCTTGTAATGCTTTTCTAGCACGGGTTCCAGCAGCGCCGTTGCCTGCTTCAAATTTCTCATCTTCAGCAAGGAATGTTTCCATTGCCGCTTTGATTGTTTCTGTATTTGACATTATTTTTTCTCCATGTAAATATCGTTGTATTTAAACACAACACTATTATATAAGCCTTAAACGCGGTTGTCAAGCATAAACGTGGTTAAATATGCATATAATGAACGATTTTACTCTTATACCTTTCCAAAATATTGTTCGATTTGGACAGAAGACCATGTTGGATCAACCTTTGTTCAATGTTAGTTGGATATTGGGAAGGTTCTGTAATTATAAATGTTCATACTGTTGGCCCTATGCAAATACTGACAAACCGGATCATTTGGATCTTGAAGTATACAAGAAAACGATAGATGAAATCAAGAGGCAGTCTAGAGAAAATGGATTTACAGATTTCCATTTTAGTTTCAGTGGTGGCGAGCCTACTGCCTACAAACACTTTGGAGAACTCATAGAGCATTACTGTAGTGATACAGAAGCATCTTACCAAAGCATACATTTAACCACTAATCTATCTCCAGCCGGCAAGTGGTGGGACAAATTTATAACCAACACACAAAAATTGCAAAGGAAAAGCATAACGGCAAGTTTCCATGCAGAATTTGCGGATGAAAAACAATTCGGCGATAAGTGTTTGCAACTGATGAAGGCCGGAGTGTTTGTTACGGTTAATCAGGTCATGGTTCCTGAAAAGTTTGATGAATACTACGAACGCTGTAGCAGGCTTGCTGAAAGAGGAATTAATGTTACACTGAAACCCCAAAGCGATCCGACAGCAAGTTTCATAGTCGACGGTTACACTGAAGAACAAATTGAAAAAATGCAAACTAATTTTCCACAGAATAATCAGGGTGAAAAATTGTTACAAATGTATTTCCAAGATGCCAAGGGCAACGATTACGGAATGGACCAGGCAGAAAGAATGAATGCTTTTGGATTTAATAAGTTTAAAAATTGGACATGCGCAGCAGGGCATCAAAGTTGCGTTATAAGGGGGGTTGAAGTTAAAAGGGCATATAGTTGTGCGGAACAGCCTTTAGGCACGCTTACAGACGGTTTTACGCTGTTTAAAGCACCATCTAAATGCATTACTGACACCTGTGTTAGCAGTGCTGACTCAAAGATACCAAAATACCTATAGATTCTTAAATATTGGAAAAGACTTTCTAAAATCTAATCCTCTCGTTTTATCAAGTGCTTCGCAGTAGTCTACGAACTGTGGCAAAAGATCTGTTCGATCAGCGTCCGTCATATGTTTTATTGTAACATCCTTAATTTCTCTAAAGGATTTTTGAAACTTCTCATCCAAATCATTTCCATAGTTTTC